AAGCGCACGCACGGGAAGGTACACACCGTTAAGTTTGGCGACACGCCGCACGTCAAGAGTTCGGAGTGGGCCACACACGCGATCGAGTTGTGGGCGCTGGCGCGCGACTGGCTCCCTGGCGGGATGGTGGAGAAAGACGGCGGGGAGAAAGGGTCGTTGTCGCAGCAAGCCACAGACCGCGGATGGCGTTGGAGCGGGCGCGAAGACGGGAAGAAGATACTGGAGACGAAGGAAGAGTTGCAGGGACGCGGAGTGAAGTCGCCGGATGATTTCGACGCGCTGGCTTGCACGTTCGAAGTCAATCCGCCAAGGTTGGATCGGGATCGGATGCGCGGCGGACGGTCGAACATCGCCGAGGGCGTAGAGCCGTCGATTTTCGACGAGTAGGCGCGTGCTACACTGTTCGCGGAGGCAGTGAATGCTTATCGAATGGTTGGACTTCATCCCTGTGTGCCTTGCGTTTTCGATGCCGCAGATGCCTGTCGGCAACGCGCCGACGGCGCCTTCGGTGTCTGCCGAAGCCGAGAAGCAGCGACAAGCCGCGGCGCAGGCCGCGCAGATCGCCGCTACGGCTGGCGGGCGCTCGAGCACGATCCGCGCCGGCACCGGAGCGGCTTACGAGAAGCAACGGGCTTTGATGCAAGGGAGCGCGAGTTCTGCGCTCATGGGCTGATGGGATTCCTCAAGCGTCCGCAGCACGATCCGAAAATGGTTGCGGCTCGCGTAGCTAGATTGGTGTCGGTCGTGCATGTCGACGAGGGCGTGCACCAACTCAATCCAGGGTTCTTTGCCTTGGAGCGCATGCGTGCGGCGGGAACGGCAAAACAGCGCGGGGAGTCTCGCGCGAAGTTACGAGGGGGAAGGGCATGAGTGCTTCGGGCGCGCAGAACAGGTTGACAAGTTTGAGCAAGAAGACGAAGAACGTATTTGATCCCGATGCGCTTTTGGGCATCAATGCTTTGCCGCACAACGCGCAGTACGAAGATCAGAAAAAGCAGGACGAGCGCGGCAGGGTGCTGGCAGCGCAGCAAGCGGACGACGCCGCGAACGCTGCCAAAGGGCCGCAGGATGTGGCGTTGCGCGAGTCGTTGTTTGGAGACGTGGCTTCTGCGGGGAGTGCGCTGCGTACCGGAAACTCTGCTGATGTCGCTGGCTACAGCCCAGCCGCCCCGCGGCGACGCAGTGCCGCTTCGCGTTCGTTGACCGGCTACTAAGCGCGTGACTGACAAGGTCGAGTTCTACGTCCAGCGTCTTGCTGCGGCGAAGACCGTTCGCTCGAATTGGGACGCGCAGTGGGAGGAAGCCGCTGCGCGCATCCTGCCCGCGCACCGGGATTCGTTCTTCGGGCAGAACCAGGCGCAGCGCACCGAAGGGCAGAAGAAAACCGAGCAACAATTCGACTCGACTGCTGCTTTTGCAGCGCAGCGGTTCTCCAGCGTCATCGAGAGTTTGATCGTCCCGCAAGGTAGCATCTGGCATTTGCTCAAGCCAGTCGACCCGGTGCTGCGCAAGAATCGCCAGGTGCGCGAGTATTTCGATGCTTTGTCTGAAGTGCTGTGGAGCTACCGCTACCGGCCCGTCGGTAACTTCGTCGGCAACAGCCAGCAGGCATTTCTTGGACTTGGGGTGTACGGCAACTGCGCGCTGTACATCGACGCACCGGAAGGGCAGAAGGGCTTGCGCTACCGGAACATCCACCTTGGCGAAGCATATTTCATCGAGAACCACGCGAACGTTGTAGACACCGTATATCGCGTGTTCGCGCGCGATGCTCGGCAACTAATTCAGGCGTTCGGCGACGCGGTGCCGCAGGACGTAGTAGAACAGGCGAAGCTGGCCACGAGCAACAGGAAGTACCAAGTCTTGCACGTCGTTCATCCGCGCGAGGATTACATGCCCGGCGGGATTGGCGCGAGCGGGAAACCGTTCCTGTCGTGCTACATCCTGTTGGACGGCGAGAAGAAAATCTTGCGGGAAGGCGGTTACAACAGCTTCCCGTACGCAGTATCCCGATACACACAATCATCGGGCGAGACGTATGGCCGCGGCCCCGCACAATGGGTGCTGCCGGCCATCAAGGTGCTAAACGAAGAGAAGAAGACGATGCTGAAACAAGGGCATCGGATTTCCGACCCCGTGCTTCTCATGCATGACGACGATCAACTCGGCAACTTCAGCATGAAGCCGGGCGCAAAGAATTCAGGCAGCGTCACGGCAGACGGTAAGCTACTGGTGCACACGCTGCCTACTGGCAATCTCGCGATGAACGAGAAGATGATGGAGATCGAGCAAGCCGTCATCAAGGACGCGTTCTTGATTTCGCTCTTCGAGATCCTTGTCGAAGATCGCAAGGAAATGACGGCGACAGAAGTGTTGCAGCGCGCGCAAGAGAAGGGAATGCTGCTCGCGCCAACGGCAGGCCGTATAGAAGCCGAGTTCTTGGGGCCGATGATCGAGCGCGAGATTGACTTGCTGATGCAGCAGAACCCGCGCGGGATGCCTCGAGTTCCGCCGATTTTGCAGCAGATGGAAGCTGAGTTCAAGATCGAATACGACTCGCCGATGTCCAGGATGAAGCGCTCGGAGAAGGCGTCCGGGTTTCTGCGCTCGTTGAACACCGCTGCGGAGTACACCCGATTGACTGGCGATCCGCGACCGTTGGATTGGTTCGCGATTGATAGAGCGTTTCCTGAGATTCAAGATATTCAAGGTGCTCCGACGCTCTGGACAAGCACTCAAGAAGAAGTCGACGCGATTCGCGAACAGCGATCGCAAGCGCAACAGATTCAGCAGATCACCGACGCGGCGCCGGCTTTGGCGTCTATCACAAAACAGCTTCCCACACAGGGGCCATAACTGCTTGAGCTTCCTTGATCGCGCCCGGCAGTTTCTTGCCACAAGGCGCAGTGCGTACCAGCAAACCTTCCGCGGCCCATTGTCGGACATAGTCTTGAAAGACTTGGCCGGGTATTGCGCCGCGAACTTCACGACGTTTCGCAACACCGATCGCGAATCCGTTCTCGCCGAAGGCAGGCGTCAGGTATGGTTGCGCATTGCCAATCACCTGAATCTGTCGGAAGACGCGCTGTGGAACATCTACGACGGGCGGATTGATGTACCGGAATAACGAAACTCTACTCGACGTAGAGAAGATGAACTTCGTGCTTAACCACGGGGCGCTCGGGGATGTTATTACGTCGTTGCCGGCAATCGTCTCGGCGCGCAGGCAGTACCCCGACGGAGTCGTTATGCGGGTGTGGGCGCCCTCATGGCAGAAGGAGTTGATCGAGCATATACTTGCGCCGTACGGTGAGTTTTACGTACGGCACTACGAAGACTTTCCGAAAGCGCACGCGCAGCGCGGCGAAGACTTCGGCAGCGTGGCGTTGAACCAGGCGCGCAACAACACGCATACTCGCAATCGCGTTCATATGGTCGACTACGCTTTCAACTTCCTGTTGGACTCGCAACCGGAATCAATGCTCGAGCGGTCGTACCCAACAGATGCTCCTATTGGCCCGCGCGAAATTCCGGCACCTTACATTGTGTTTCCGGTAGGGGCGACATCAGAGAACAAGCTGTTTCGCGCAAGTGTCATGCGACCGATAATCGAATGGGTGGGGCAGCATGGCTACACTCCTGTGCTCGTAGGCACGAAGACAAGTCACACGAAAGTAGACGCGCCAGAGGGCATGATTCCGATCGTGATGCTCGACGAAGCAGATGCGCTGCCAGCGATATGCGTGGACATGCGGGAAAAAACTACGCTGCTTGACCTTCGCGATCTCTGCGGGCACGCCGCCGCCGTTGTCGGAGTGGATGGCGGTACGCTGCACCTGGCCGGCACGACTGACGCAAACATTATCTACGGGTTGACGACCACGTTGCCAAAGCACAGGTACATCGCGCGCGACGGCAACCCAAGCTACAAGATTCGGTACGTTGGCCCGCGCGATCTAGAATGCGCCGGCTGTCAATCGAATTGGCGCATGTCGCGGCAGGACTTTAGGTTCTGTGCGTACGGCGATAACAAATGCACGGAGCAGCTACATCCGAACGATTTCATTCTTGGATTACAGGAGCTAGGACTATGAGCGGAGAAGCGGGCGGGAACAGTGGTGCGGCGAACGGTGGTGCTGCGGGCGGTGCAGGCGGTGCTGGTGCTGGTGGCAGTGGGGCTGCTGGTGCTGGTGGCGCTGGCGGCGACGCTGGCGGTGCAGGTGGCGCTGGTGCT